TACGGAGTTCCTGTTGAAATGTGGAACGAATTAAAAGCTAGTGAATCTACTGGTGTATACTTAAAAGAATCTGGTTTAGACCAATGGCCAGATATGGGTGCATTTAATCCAGCAGAAATGTCTCCGGGACCAAGGACTCAATTAAACAACTAATATGAAAACAATCGGGCCACTATACGTTGATATTGTTAACTACGGAAAACGTGGTTTTATGCCTTTTATTGAAAAAGGCTGGACTAGCGAAATTGAACCTCCGTTTAGAAAAGGTAAATGTTTAGTATTTAGAGTTCCCTTTACTAGACCAGGGATTGCTTTAGGTGTGTTTGGTAAGTCAAGACTTGAAGAAGCCGAAGCCCTTTTATCTGCTATTGAAGGTAGAGTGATACCGTTATCTAAATGGTCTCAGGAGGGTGTAAGTGTTCAAGAAGACTACTAAATGGGATAAGCCATTTTCTGAAAAAATTAAAAAAAGAGTTTCTAAGATACCTACTGCTGAGCTAGATATGTGGGCTAGCCAATCTTTATATGAACTTGGAAGATGCCTTTCAGCTTATGAAAAAAATAGAGAAGATGTTTATTTACAAGAAGCTCTTACTGGAGCAGAAGCTTTACATGCAGTTTTAGATGAATTACATAATAGGACTATTAAGCCAACACGCTAACTGATGTCGGAACGTCTACTATTAACGACTATATGTAATAATAGATATGCCTCTCTTCCTTTCTCTCCCGTGTGGTGGCGGCACTCTTATGGCCTGGGTTAACTCCTAGGCCATTAGTTTTAGGCCTCGATAGCACAGCGGTAGTGCATCCGCCTTGTAAGCGGAAGGTCGTCAGTTCAATCCTGACTCGAGGCTCTCTGATGTCCTGTAGCTCAATTGGCAGAGCACTCGACTGTTAATCGAGTGGTTATTGGTTCGAGTCCAATCAGGACAGCATATTGGTTAAACTTAAACTATCGTGTTAAAGAATTGGAAAAAATGAACGAGCCAGAATTAGAACTTCTTGAAGAGAACGAAGAGCTTTTAGAAGAAGAGTTTGAAGAAGATGAAGATGACCTTCCTCCCGAAGAGGAAGACGAACTTGATGAGTTATCTAAAGAATTTGTTATTAAATTAGTAGATAGAACTATGCAGTTTATGGAAGCCCTTGTTGGCCATGACCTTCACCCATATCAAAAACCTTTAGCACGTCGAATTATTGAATCTGTAATTATTAATGATGGTGAAGAAGTAACCGCTCTAGCTGCACGTCAATCAGGTAAATCTGAAACTATTGCTAATACAGTTGTTACTCTCATGGTTTTATTACCAAGACTTGCAAAGATGTATCCAGATTTACTAGGTAGATTTAAAACTGGTATCTGGGTAGGAATGTTTGCTCCAGTTGAAGGTCAGGTTGAAACTTTATTTGGACGCGCTGTTAACAGGCTTACTAGTGAAAGAGCGCAAGAAATATTAGGTGACCCAGAAATAGATGACAGCCTTGGTAAAGTTCCCGGAGTTACTAGACAGATTAAATTAAAGAACTCTGGTTCTACTTTAATGATGATGACAGCTAACCCAAGAGCAAAAATTGAATCTAAATCTTTTCATCTTATTGTTATTGACGAGTGTCAAGAAGCAGATGACTTTGTAGTATCTAAATCTATTTCTCCCATGTTGGCTTATTACTCAGGAACTATGGTTAAAACTGGTACTCCAACTACAAGTAAAAATAACTTTTACAGGTCTATTCAATTAAATAAGAGAAGACAAACAACTCGAGGCAGTAGACAAAACCACTTTGAATGGGATTGGCGCGAAGTAGCTAAAGTAAATCAAAACTACGGAAAATTCATTAAACGAGAAACTTTACGTATTGGTGAAGAATCTGACGAATTCCAAATGTCTTATTCTTGTAAATGGCTACTTGAAAGAGGAATGTTTGTAACTTCTACAATTATGGACGAACTTGGAGATACTTCTCAAGAAATTGTCAAGGCTTGGCATCGTAGCCCTGTAGTAGTTGGAATTGACCCAGCAAGAAAACTAGATTCAACTGTAGTTACTGTTGTATGGGTTGATTGGGATAGACCAGATGAGTTTGGTTATTTTGACCACAGAATTCTTAATTGGCTTGAAATTCAAGGCGATGATTGGGAAGACCAGTATTTTCAAATAGTTAACTTCCTTTCTGCATACGATGTGATAGCTGTTGGAGTTGATGCAAACGGAGTTGGAGATGCAGTAGCCCAACGTCTTAAGCTTTTGCTTCCAGGAGCCGAAGTTCACTCTCTAGGCAGTAGCCAACCAGAGCAGTCAAAACGTTGGAAACATTTAAAGGCTTTAATTGATAGAAGGATGGTCGGTTGGCCAGCTCATGCAAAGACTAGACGATTAAGAACCTGGAAACGTTTCTACCAACAGATGACTGATTTAGAAACTAAATTTACTGGACCTAACTTTTTAGCCAAAGCCCCCGATGAAGCCCATGCTCATGATGACTTTGCTGACAGTTTGGCTATCGCTTGTAGTCTCACATTAGATTTAACAATGCCCTCAGTAGAGGTCAGTTCATCGCCTTTTTACAGGTAAACTTGATTTTAGCCTGACATAAAGGTAAAAAAGCAGAACACTTTTATTAAGGTACCTTAAATAGAAATATGGAGTTTTAAATATGGCAATTGCACCAGCGCCTAAATTTCCAGAGCGCCCAGGTAATATCTATGACCGTAAAATGGCCGGAGCAATTCCTGGTCAACGTGGACCTCTTCGTTTTGAAGAAGGATTAGCAACAGACACAGATATTCCACAGGAATTCTCTAACGGAGCCTCTCAAGGTTACACACCTGCAGCAGGACGTCCAAATCGTAATGCACCAGTTCACACTAAGCCAGCCGAAGAAACAATGCGCGAACGTGCACATGTTGGTTCAGCAGCTTGGGTAGAGGCACCAAATACTCTACAAGAATTTGCTACTGGTTCATTTGCTGATTATGCAGAAAACAAAATTGAAGAAGTTTTCCGCGATGGTTCACATCAACAACGTTTGAACCCTTCAGTAGTACAAGACTAGTAATCTCACTTAACCTGTCTAACTAACTTGTGTATTGCAAGTTGGTCAGGCAGGTTTTGGAGCTTGAGGACATATGGCATTAATTTCAGGTAAAGAAGTAAAAGAGGGCCCTAAGCAGTTACCTGCTAACCCTAAAATGTGGAACATGCTTACTATGCAAGCACGTACTAAATTTAATGTTTATCCTTCTCCAGCAGCAGCTCACTGGGTTCACGCTCGTTATACTCAAATGGGTGGAAAATTTGTTCAATCTAAAAAAGAAATAGACCCAAGATTTAGAGATTATGCAAAAGAAAAGCAAGACAAGATTAAAGAAGAACAAAATAAAAAAGTAACTAAGCCTGTTGGCAAAGGTCAACTTAAAGGCCAACGTCACAGATAACCGTGGCGAAAAATATTAGTACAGTTAATAGTGCTAAGATATAACAAATAGTTTGGAGAGGATTAATAGGTGACAAGCGGCCTAGACTTTTCCCCTCCTAGTTATAGGGCAGCGTCTTCTGATTTAACAATCTCTATATCCCCTCTTGGATTAGTAGAATTAGCTGATGAAGAATTTGAGGTTCACGGTCCTCGTCTAAACCGTTATTCATTGAACTGGGCTATGTACCTAGGTCATCATTATTCTTATCGCCGTCAAACTGGTGAAACCCAAATGGTGCTCAATTATTACAGAGCATTCACAGATTTTATTATTAACTTTACATTTAGTAAAGGTGTTCAATTTAGAAGCCCTAAAGAAACAGAAGCAATTGTTCCAGATTTATTAGAACGTGTATGGGAAGTAGATAACAACAAAGCAACAGTACTTTGGGAAATTGGTCAACAAGGTGGAGTATCTGGTGATTGCTTTATTAAAGTTGCATACGAAGAAGCATGGGTAGACCCAGCAGGTCGTCAACACCCAGGACGTGTTCGCGTTCTTCCATTAAACTCTTCTTTTTGTTTTCCAGAATTCCATCCACATGACCGTGAACGTTTAATTAGATTTAAACTAAAGTATCGTTTCTGGGGCACATCTCTAGAAGGTACACGTCAAGTATTTACTTATACTGAAATCTTGACTGATGACATTATTGAAGAATACATTAATGATGAACTTATTGACTCACGTCCAAATCCACTTGGTGTTATTCCAGTTATCCATATTCCTAACATTCGTATTTCAGGTTCTCCTTGGGGCCTATCTGATTGCAATGACATTATTCCAATTAATAGAACTTACAACGAAGTAGCAACTGACATTGCTGACATTGTTAATTACCACGCTGCTCCAGTAACTGTAATCATTGGCGCTAAAGCATCTCAATTAGAAAAAGGTGCTAATAAAGTATGGGGCGGTCTACCAAAAGATGCAAAGGTAGAAAATCTAGAAGGTGGCGCACAAGGTCTTAAAGGTGCAATGGATTTCCTTGCAATGATGAAAAAAGCAATGCATGAAATGGTCGGTGTACCAGAGACTGCTCTTGGACAAGCACAACCTATTTCAAATACATCAGGTGTTGCTTTGTCTATTCAGTTCCAACCTTTGATGAATCGTTACCACCAAAAGATTGTTCAATACGCTCATGGATTAGAGCGCATTAATGAACTTATATTATTGAACTTAGCGGTAAAAGAACCAGAAACCTTTACTTGGGACCCTAATACTGACGTAGAACTAAAAGAAGGTCAAACTCCACAACTAGATACCAACGACCAATTAACATACCGTTCTTACGTACACTTCCCACAACCACTTCCATTAGACAAGTTAATTGCTCTTAATGAAATTCAATCATTGCTATCTCTTGGCTTAGAGTCAAAAGAAGGTGCTTTACGAGTTTTGGGTGAAGAATTCCCAGCAGAGAAATTGAATGAAATCCGTAAAGAACTTCAAGACGATGCAGTAGCCGATGGTGCTCTAAAACTTCTACAGACTCAAATTGAACAAGAAATTATGGAACTAACAGGAACTATGCCACCTCCAGAACCAGGGGCTCCTAGTGCTGGTAAAGGCGCTGGGGCAGGTATGCCTACTCCTATGGTTCCTCCAACCCTTGATGATGCAGCCATGGCTTCAAAACTAGGCGAGACTTCATTAAGGACACAGTTAGTAACTAAAGCTTACGGTACAAAACTTCCTCAACGAAGAGTTCCGCAAGAATACGAAAAATAGGTAAAATAAGCATTTTAGGCTGAAAATTTCGTGTTGTAAGGCAAAATTAAATATAGATAGAAACGTTTGGTCAAATGTGTTATTAATTCGGAAAACGACCCAGAGGACACTAAGGATAAACTATGTCAGAAGTAACAGAAATGAATGTAGAGGCTTTCGCAGCCGAAGCAGAAGCAGTATCAGCAGCGCCTACAATTGCTGAAACACCAGCAGTAGTAGAGGAATTAAAAGGCAAGAAATTTTACACAGAAGACGATTTGGCAAAAGTAAGAAGCCAAGAAAAAGAAAAGCTCTATCCTCAAATTGATAAATTAAAGGAAGAACTTGAAGTCTTAAAGAAGGACCGCGAAGAAAAATTGGCTCACAAGGCAGACATTGAAGCCGAAGAAGCAGCTAGAGCAAAAGCAAAAGCTGAAGAAGAACTTGAAGTGCGCGAACTTCTAAAAGTAAAAGAACAAGAATGGCAACAACAGCTAGAAGCTGAAAAGCAAGAACGCGAAAGAGCTTTTTCTTTATTAGAAAGAGAAAGACAATTCGCAGACCTACAGTCTTACCGTTCACAACGGTTAGAGCAAGAACGGGAAAATATTATTCCTGAACTTGTTGACCTAATTAGTGGAAACACTAAAGAGGAAGTAGATGCAAGTATTGAGGGTTTGAAAGAACGCTCAGCACGCATCTTAGATTCGGCACAGGCAGCAATGCAAAGTGCACGAAAAGAAATGACTGGAACGCGTGTGACAACGCCTCCAGCAGGACCTATGGAAACTAATTCGGAACAACGTTCGTTCTCTGCACAAGACATCTCGTCTATGTCAATGGAAGAATATGCGAAGTATCGTCAACGCCTCTTGAGCCCAAGTGCTCAAGGCAAAACGCGCGGACTGTTCGGCTAAACCCACAAATACAAAACTAACAAGGAGTCCAATCTAAATGGCATCTGGTATTACGGGTACCGGCAATCTCGCCGCATCCCCAACAGCGTACTCAGGTACAAACACACAATTGACTCAAGCGATTCAGACAATCTGGTCAAAGGAAATCCTTTTCCAGGCTATGCCTATCCTTCGCTTTGAACAATTTGCAGTTAAGAAAACTGAACTTGGTGTTGCACCTGGTTTACAAATCAATTTCATGCGTTACAACAACTTGGGATTTGCAAGTTCCCTAGTTGAAGGTGTACGTATGCAAACAAACGCATTAACAGCACAACAATTCTCAATTACAGTATCTGAACACGGCTATGCATTAGCAGTTTCAGAATTGTTATTGAACGCTTCCTTCGATGACGTAATGGCTTCTGCCTCACGTCTTCTTGGACGTAACATGGCAATTTACCTAGACCAATTGAGCCGCGATACTCTGTACAGCGCAACCTCAACAATCTACGGTGAAGACCGCTCAGCTCTATCTGCAGTTAACAACTGGTATGCCTATGGCACAACAGCTGCTAACCGTGCAGCAATGACAGGTGCTTTCTACTTAACACCTCACACAGTTAAGGATGCAGTAGAAACACTATCAACCAAGAACATCCCAAGGTTAGGCGAAACCTACGTTGCGTTTGTTCACCCACATCAATCACGTCGTCTACGCGACATGCCTGAATTCATCGAAGTAACGAAGTATGCCGCTCCAGGTAACTTCATGCTTGGTGAAATCGGACGTTTGTACGATTGTGTTTTCATCGAAACCACACAAGTACTAAAGGTTACAGGCGGTGCTGGTGCAGGTTACTCAGCTGATACAGCTGTTGCTAGCCCAACAGTAACTCCTGGTGGAGGTTACACAACACCAGCTACCTTTACAGGTAACGGTGCAGCTGACCGCTACGATGCAATCTTCATTGGAGATAACGCATTTGGTCACGCAATCTCACTTCCAGTAGAACTTCGCGATGGCGGAATTCTAGACTTCGGTCGTGAACACGCATTAGCTTGGTACTCAATCTTCGGACTTGGTCTAATCACTGACCAATCTGTAGTTATTGCAGAAACCAACTAGTAAGTAATTCCGTTGGGGGCGGTTCAAAAAACCGCTCCCAACACAAACAACAGCTATTAATACGGAGGATATAAAAGTGGCAAAGGTAAACGATTTCACCGGCCGTCAAAAAGAAGCTCTTCAAAAACAATTTGCCGAAGAGCAAGCACAACGTGCTACAGAGATGTCATTAGCAACTGCAGAAGCCCAAATTAAATTGGAAACTGAAGTTATTGATGCAACAAAACCATCAGTAGCAACCGTCATTGTTGAAGATATAACAAAGATATCTACCCAAGATGACACAGTAGTTATTAGAGTAGTTGAAGATATTGAAAACATGACTTTAGGTATCGGAAACAACTATAGTTTTAAGGCAGGACAAAAGTACCAAGTTACTAAGGCAGTAGCCACCCATTTACAGGAAAAAGGCTATTTAGCTGGCGTAATTTAATAAAAGAGTTACACAGATAGCGGGCTCTTGTAGCCCGCTATTTTGTTTATAAAGATTTTTTAAGTAATAACTGACAAGATTTAGTGGTAGCGTGAGGAGTAATCTGTGGCCCTACTAGCAGACCTACTTTCTAGGGTCCGTCTAGAACTCGGTGACGAGGCTAAACA